AAAGGTGATTCAGACTGCACACACCGCAGAACTATCAGTGGGTTTCGGTAGAAAGGTGCGTAACTTAGTTGGTTCAAAGGATTACCAAAAGATATTTGATAGTGTGAACCTGCAAGCGGACAGTAAAGCTGCGGGTCGATGGAATACCAACAAAGGCGGTGAGTATTTTGCGATTGGTGTTGGCGGTGCTGTAACTGGTAAAGGTGCGGATTTATTGATTATCGATGATCCACACTCAGAGCAGGAAGGTGCAAGTGCCGATCCCAAAGTATTTGAAAAGACTTTTGAATGGTACACCTCAGGTCCTCGTCAGCGTTTACAACCGGGCGGTGCGATTGTGGTGGTAATGACCCGATGGCACAAACGAGATTTGACTGGAAACCTATTGAAAACCAGTATGAAGCGTGGTGGAGAAGAATGGAGAGTCATTGAGTTTCCTGCAATCTTGCCTTCAGGTAAGTCACTTTGGCCCGGCTTTTGGAAGATAGAAGAACTTGAAGCCCTTAAAGAAGAGCTTCCTGTTTCAAAATGGTCTGCACAATATCAGCAAGACCCAACCAGTGAAGAAGGTGCATTGGTTAAAAGAGAGTGGTGGAAACGATGGGAAGCAGATAGACCACCGCATTGTGAGTTTTTAATTCAGTCTTGGGACACCGCATTTCTTAAAACAGAGCGTTCCGACTATTCTGCTTGCACGACATGGGGAGTGTTTTACGCAGACGATGAAGATGGGAAAATGGCTCCCAATTTAATTCTATTGGATGCGTTTAAAGATCGATTGGAGTTTCCAGAACTGAAGAAAGTGGCTTATAAGACATGGCAGAAGTATGAACCCGATGCGTTTATTGTCGAGTCGAAAGCCGCAGGAACGCCCTTAATCTTTGAATTAAGATCAATGGGTATTCCTGTATCAGAATTTAGCCCATCGAGAGGAAACGATAAAATAGCAAGAGTGAATGCGGTTGCAGATTTGTTTGCAACTGGAATAGTCTGGGCACCGGAAACCCGATGGGCAGATGAAGTCATTGAAGAGTTTGCGGCTTTTCCGAATGCAGAGCATGACGATTTAGTGGACTCCAGCACTCAGGCTTTGTTAAGATTTAGACAAGGTGGTTTTGTCAGTCTTTACTCCGATGAAGAAGAAGAACCATTTTACGCAGGTAAAGCAGAGTATTATTAATTATGGCAATAGAAAGAACAACACCAGCAACACCGATAGAAGGTGAGTTAGAAGCAAGCGTTGAAATAGATATTGTTGAGCCTAATGGCGCAATGATGACCGAAGATGGTGGGATGATTATTGATTTTGATCCCGATGCTTTTGATCCAAGCGGTGATTTTTTTGCAAACTTGGCAGAAGAAATGTCTGAAGATGATTTGCAAATTTTAGCATCAGAGCTTGTTGGTCAATATCAAGGCGATAGAGATTCTAGGAATGATTGGGAAGAAACCTATATAAAAGGTTTAGATCAGTTGGGATTAAAGATTGAAGATCGAACTTTACCATGGCCCGGTGCTTGTGGTGTGTTTCACCCAATGCTAACAGAGGCTGTGGTTCGATTTCAAAGTCAGGCAATCAGTGAAATATTTCCAGCTTCAGGACCAGTAAATACTAAAATATTTGGTAAAGTTACTCCTGAAAAAGAACAGCAAGCAAAACGAGTTCAAGATTATATGAACTATTTGCTGACTGATGAAATGAAAGAGTATCGAACTGAAACCGAGAAACTTTTGTTTTCTTTGCCATTAGCAGGATCAGCATTTAGAAAAGTTTATTATGATCCAAACATGGACAGACCATGTGCGATTTTTGTTCCTGCTGAAGATTTTATTGTTTCTTATGGTGCAACCGATCTGCAAATGGCAGAACGAGCTACCCATATTATGAAAAAGACTGCGAATGATGTTCGTAAACTTCAAGTATCAGGGTTTTATAGAGACATTGATTTACCTGATCCATCACCCGATCCAGATGATATTCGTAAGAAATACGATGAATTAACAGGCGATAGCTCAACTTATGACTTTGATAATCGCTATACGCTGTTAGAGATGATGGTGAACTTAGACCTACAAGGCTTTGAAGATACCGATGAGGAAGGAAATGAGACAGGCATTGCATTGCCTTATGTAGTTACCATTGATATTTCAAGCAACAGCATCTTATCAATTCGTAGAAATTGGTATGAGAAAGATAATAATCGAATGATGCGTCAACACTTTGCACATTATCAATACTTGCCGGGTCTTGGTTTTTATGGATTTGGTTTGGTGCATTTGATTGGTGGATTGGCAAAATCTGCTACTTCACTGTTAAGACAGCTAGTAGATGCAGGAACGCTATCAAACTTGCCGGGTGGCTTAAAGTCCAGAGGGCTTAGAATTAAAGGAGATGATACTCCAATTATGCCGGGTGAGTTTAGAGATGTAGATATTCCCGGTGGTGCAATAAGAGACAATATCACATTCCTTCCTTATAAGGAGCCATCGGGAACCCTTTATCAACTATTAGGAAACATTGTTGAAGAGGGCAGAAGATTTACCAGTGCATCGGATTTGAATGTTAGTGATATGAACTCAGAGGCTCCTGTTGGTACAACATTAGCTATTCTTGAAAGAACAATGAAAGTTATGAGTGCTATACAATCTAGGCTTCATGCTTCAATGAAACAAGAATTTAATATACTGGTTAATGTTATTAAAGACTTTACATCTCCATCTTATCCTTATGAGGTTGATGCAGAGTCTGAAATTAAAATGGAAGATTTTGATGACCGCATTGATGTGCAACCTGTTTCTGATCCAAACTCAGCAACAATGTCTCAAAGAATAATGCAGTATCAAGCGGCACTACAATTGGCTCAACAATCGCCACAGATTTATAATTTGCCTGAATTGCACAGACAAATGCTAGATACATTAGGTATTAGGGATGCAGATAAAATTGTTCCATTAGGAGATGATATTAAACCTGCTGATCCTGTTAGTGAAAATATGAATATGCTTAATGGCGAGCCAGTAAAAGCATTTGAGTATCAAGATCATGAGGCACACATTAGAGTGCATATGAGTGCAATACAAGACCCAGAGTTAGCTCAAATGGGTGCAAATAATCCACAAGGTATGCAATTGTTGCAAGCATCAATTGAGTCTCATGTTAGAGAACATTTGGCATTTCAATATCGTGATGAAATTGAAAAAGAGTTGGGTGTTGAGTTACCGCCATTGGGTGAGCCTCTTCCAGAAGATATTGAGAAAAGATTGTCATCAATGGTTGCTGAAGCTGCGGAAAGATTATTACAAAAACATCAAAGAGAAGCGCAACAACAACAAATTCAAGAACAGATGCAAGACCCACTGGTTCAAGCAAAAATGCGTGAACTTGATATTAAAGAAGCTGAAGTTCAGCGTAAAGCTCAAGCCGATATGGTCGATGCACAAGTTGATATGCAAAAGGCTCAAAGCCGTGATGCTATTGAGCTTGAAAGAATTAGATCGCAAGAAAAAATTGCTGATGCCAGCGTAAAACAAAAACTGGTTAGCGATGTAATTGATGCTCAAGTAGAGGGCGAAAAAATAGAAAGTGAAGAAGCCACTAAAGCAGCTGAGATTGCATCAAGACTTGCAACTGATGTAACATCTGATAATACTAATGGACAGTAATATACTGATTGAAAAGTTTAAGTCGAGAATACGAGACTTAATGAATGATAGAGCAGATAATATTGCTACAGGAAGTTGTACTAGTTTTGATGAATACAAACATCAATCTGGTGTAATCGAGGGTTTAGCCCTCGCAGAGCGTGAACTTTTGGATATAATTCAAGAATTAGAACGACTCTAAATCGGCATAGTGCCGCAAGGTAACTCGGAAACCTTTAATAATTCCGTGCAAAGAGGTGGTCATGGACACTGCACTCGATATAGAGAAAGAAGAAAAACAGGCAACACAGTTGCCAGAACCCACAGGATATAGAATCCTAATTGCAATCCCAGAAAAAGAAGAGAAAACCGAAGGCGGTATTTTGAAAGCGGATGAAACCATTCGCAATGAAGAAGTAGCCACTATTACAGGTTTTGTTTTAAAAATGGGACCTGATTGTTACAAAGACGAATCACGATTTCCTACAGGAGCTTGGTGTTCCGAAGGAGATTTTGTTGTGTTTCGTGCATTCAGTGGCACTAGGATTAAAATTCATGGGAAAGAATTTCGCATCATTAATGATGATAGTGTCGAAGCAGTAGTTGATGATCCCAGAGGGATAGAAAAAGTATGAGCGATACTAACGAAAACTCAACAATGAGTAACGAGCAAAAGTTTTTAGGCGTTAAAGCTAAAATTGGTTCTAAGCCAGATGAAGTTTCCGAGTCTGAAAATGAAATCGATATTGAAATTATTGATGACGTTGAAACTAAGCCTGAGAAGAAAGAAAAAGTTTTTGCTGAAGATGTTAAAGAAGATTCAGAAAAGACAGTTGATGAAGAAATTTTGAATGTTGATAAAGGTGTTCAAAAAAGAATCGATCAACTGACTGCAAAACATCATGAAGAAAGAAGGCAAAAAGAACAAGCCGCAAAACTTCGAGATGAAGCAATTAAATATGCACAGCAAATTAAAGCTGAAAATGAGCGTTTAAGCCAATTGGTTAATGATGGTCAGCAATATCTTGGTAAACAAGCTGAAGAAAGAGCAGAGTTTGCTAAACAGGCAGCACAACAAAGATATAAAGAGGCTTACGAGCAAGGTAATACAGAAGAAATGGTTGCTGCTCAAGAAGCTTTAACTAGAGCAACTATGGATGCGGCTAATGCTGAACAGTTTAATGCAAGGATTCCAGAGGAAGAATCTGTTCGACAACAAGAAGAACAGTTTATTCCTCAACAACAAATGCCACCAAGACCAGATGATAAAGCAATCGCATGGCAAGCAAAAAACCAATGGTTTGGAAGCGATCCTGAAATGACTAGCTTTGCATATGGTGTGCATGAAAAATTAGTTAGAGAAGAAAATATTGATCCTGCTTCTGATGAATACTATGAAAGAATAGATTCAAGAATGAAGTCAGTATTTCCAGATTTCTTTGGGAGTGAAGAAAAAGAAGCTGTAAGCTCCAATTCCCAAAGTTCCGTGGTCGCACCTGCTACACGCAATAATGGTGCAAAGCCACGCAAAGTACAGCTTACAGCAACTCAAGTCGCCCTCGCAAAGCGTCTTGGGGTAACGCCAGAACAATATGCTAACCAGTTGGTTAAGGATATGTCTGCAAATAACTAGAGGATATTTATATGTCTGAAGAGCGCACTCCAAGAGAGGAGTATAATCGAGAAACCACACAACGAAAGAAGTCGTGGTCACCACCAAATGTACTACCTGACCCTGAACCAGAGGAAGGTTGGGTGTTTAGATGGATTCGTACCAGCATGATTGGTAATCCAGATAACACTAATGTTTCCAGTAAGTTTAGAGAAGGCTGGGAGGTCGTATCTGCTGAGTCTCAACCTAAGTTGAAAATACTTTCGGATGAAGATTCACGCTGGGGAAGAGAAGGTGCAATTGAAGTTGGTGGGTTATTATTATGTAAAGCCCCTGTTGAAATGGTCAAAGAACGTAAAGAATATTACGAGAAAATGGCTGATCAACAAATGAATGGCATTGATAATAATTACCTTAGAGAAAATGATCCAAGAATGCCTATGCTTCAACCGGAAAGGCAGTCTAGGGTTACTTTCGGGAGTA